TAGTGATTCCTACTATAATATTATAAATCAAAACTATATATTACATTTACAATTTATATTTAAACAAATGGGAATACAATATCTTTTTTGTGATGCATTTGATAATATGATTGGTAAAACTGTAATTAGTGAAATTGATAATAGTAATTTAATTGATAATAGTAGATATTGGGGATTCAAAGAAAAAACATTTGCAGACTTTTTGATTGATTTAAAAAGGAGAGATGTTTGGGAAGATAATAATTATTGGAGTCAATCGACATCTGGTAAACACCCAAGTAATAATGGATATCAGTTAATTGCGGAAGAATTATATAAATTTATATTAAATTCAAATTTACTGAAAAACGTTATGTGTAAAGATAAAAATTATTTAATATGATGGAATTTTCTATAAACAATTTTTTTTCAAAAGAAGAATGTAAATCTATTATAGAAATTGCCGATGCCATTGGTGTTAAATTTTCATATAATCCAAATGAAGTATGGGATTGTAAACGAATTTATGATGACAAATTCAAAGAAAATATTTTAAATAAACTAAAAACGAATTACCAAAATAATAATTTTAAATTGTGGTTTGATTTGAATGAATTTAAAATAAATGATGTTAATATTAGTTTGACCAAATATTATGATAATAGATGGTTAGATTTACATTTAGATAGGATGTCTCAATTAACAACAGTTATAGTCCTTTCCGATGAATTTGATGACGGTAGATTTGTATTATCTCCCAATAATGGTGATATTAATACAGCCGAAAAATATAATTTGCAAATTGGAGATGGTATTTCGTTTGATGGTAGTAAAGTATATCATGGTGTATTACCTGTTCATACAGGTATAAGATATGCTTTAAATATATGGATGACAAATACCGATTTTGAATATAAACCTTTAAAAATCAATAAAAGCATAATATAAAATATCACAATGAAACCAAACATTTATATATGTGGAGATAGTTTTGTAGATTGGGATTTACCCGAAGTACATTGGACAGATTATTTATCTAATCATTATAATGTTATTAAATTAGGAAAGTTTGGTTCGGATAATCATTCTATAATTTATCAAACGGGAAATATTCCAAACTATATAGATGGTGATAGACTTATAATTGTATTTACGGCACCTGGTAGATTTCCAAGAAGATATTTTGGTGAACGTGATATAAATCATAATATAAAATATTTAAATTGGGAATGGTATAAAGATAAATCTTTTGCAAAAAAACTATTAGATTTAAGAATATCAGAAACACAAAATTGGTTAGATGGAAATAGAGATAATGAAATATTATTTATTAAAAAATTAAAATATTTTTATGAAAATTATGAACCAATATTTGTAACATGGAATGATGATTTTTATGAAAAAACAAAAGAGTTTGTAGAATTAATAAAAGTAACTTCTATATCAGATGAAGGTGGTGACCCGATAGATTGGCATCCTGGACGGGTTGGGTGTTATGATTTTTATCTTAAACTACATAAATTTCTAAACATAGAAGAATCAATTATAGAATTTGAAAATAAAAAAAATAAACTTATATGAAATTATCAATAGAAGATTTGATTTTTTTAAAATCCGAATTAAGTGTTACTAGAATAATGAATGAGGAAGACTTGGCGTATATAAAAGCATCTCACCCTCAATTATATTTTGCAACCCATCTTAAAAAAGATGAAGGGGTCTCTCTTTTTCCAAATAATAGTTGGGTTTATACTTTGGAAAATAAAAATTTAAATGAATTTATTTGTAATAAATTTGAAGAACCTATTGATAATTTATATATAATACATAGATTAATATATGGTGAAAATGGTTATGCTAAAAAACATAAAGATAGATTTACAACACATAAAACAATTAGTATTTTATTATCATCCGATTTTACCGGTGGGGAAATGTATATAAATGATGAAGATGTGTCATTAACAAATGAAGGAGATTATGTTGTATTTAATGGTGGGAATGAATCACATGAAGTAAAAAAGATAATTAGTGGGGAGCGAGATGTATTGATAATATGGTTTTCCAAAAAGAAAGCAAAATTTAGTATTATATGAGAATTGCAATAGTGTGTAATGGTAGGAGTGGTTCCACATCAACGTTTTATTATTTAAAGTGTTGTTTAGCTAGAGAACGTAAAAAATATGATTCTTTCTTTGAACCATTTAATTTTATAAATCCAGATAGAGAGGATACATACAACCAACTAAAAACAATTGATGAAATAATAAATAAAAAAAACATATTAATAAAAACATTTATAGATAGTGATAATTACCCATATGAATCTTTTAAAAGTGTAGAAGATTATTGGGAATGGTTTTATTCATTTTTTGATAAAATAATAGTATTAGAAAGAAAAAATAAAAGATTACAAGCCGAATCACTGGCCTATCATATTAGAATATCTAAAAATAAAACACCTTTACAAACTTGGCATACACAAAAATATTATGAATTAACAGAGGATGATGAGGATGCTGTAATAAAACTAACACATCATTTAGAATCAGAATCATTAGTGTTAAAATTTATTTCAGATAAAGGGTATCCACTATTTTATTATGAGGATATATTTGTTAATAAAGATATTGAAACGATAAAACGTTTAAACGAATATTGTGAAATAGCATATAGTCAAATATGTATTGATGAGTGGATAAATTCTCCATATAAAAAAGTAAGAATAGAAGAAAAGTCAACTAAATTAATATAATGATAGATTTAAAACAATATGTTTGTACGGTTCCGTTTGAGGCATTAGAAATACATGAAAATAAAAATTTTATGTGTTGTGCAAGTTGGTTAAAAAAAGAATTACCCAATGGGGTTCCCATAAAAGAATTATGGAATTCAGATGAAGCAATTGAAATACGAAAATCTGTAATGGATGGTTCTTATCGTTATTGTGATAAAACACAATGTCCATTTTTAGCTAGATTAATATCATTAAATAAAAGTATTTCCGGGCCAGTTATCCACATAGATAATTTGAGTGATGAAATGAAAACAAATTACGATAGACAAACTGGTATAATTCCAAATGGACCTAAAATAATTCAAATGTCATTCGATAGAACTTGTAATTATAAATGTCCATCATGTAGGGTTAATATGATTGTTGCAAATAGTGATAAAATAAAAAGTGTAAATCTTACAATAGAAGAAATAGAAAATGCATACTCCGATTCAATTGAAACAATTTATTGTTCTGGAACAGCTGATCCATTTGCATCTGTTTCATATAGAAATTTTTTAAGAAATTTTAATCCAAAAAAATATCCAAATTTAAAATCAATCCATCTACATACAAACGCCAGTTTGTGGAATGAAGAAATGTGGGATAGTATGCCAAATATACATAAATATGTTCACAGTTGTGAAATTAGTATTGATGCTGGTACTCAATATACTTACGAAAATGTAACAAGGTTGGGAGGCAATTGGGATAATCTGATCTCAAATTTAAATTTTATTTCAACTATAAAATCTTTACATAGTGTTAAATGTTCTTTTGTCGCCCAACAATCAAATTATAATGAAATGGAAACATTTTTAAATTTAATATATTCTATATTCAAAAATAAAACTAAAGTCTTTTTTGGTAGGATAACAAATTGGGGAACATTTAGTGATGGTCAATTTAAATTAATTGATGTTGGTAATGATACACATCCAGAACATAAATTATTTTTAAAACAATTTAAAAAAGTTGCAACCAATCCATATGTTTTTCATAATATGTATGAATTAATTGATATGAAAAAAACATTACTATAATGGTGATTACACAAAATGTTTTATTTACAAAATTAGAATGTGATTCTATAATTTGGCAAAATACAGATGTAACAAATTGGAATAAAAATGATAGAAAATATAAATCAATTTTATTAGAGTATTCAGATGATACTGAATGGATCTTTTTAAAATTGAAAAATTTTGTTGAAGAATCAACAAATATAAAAATTACTAATTTAAAAAAGGTAATACATTTTCATAAATTTAATGAGATGGATTGGTTTGATAAACATAATGATGATAAAGATAATAGAATTTATGCAGTTGGTGTTTTGTTAAATAATGACTTTAAAGGTGGTGATTTTAAATTATATAATCCAGATGAAATAATATTAGATAAAGTTATTGGTAACACTTATACATTTGATGTAAGAATTGAACACGAAATAACACCTATACTTAAAGGAGAGCGATATTCATTACTTTGGTTTTTACAAAAAGAACATATTAAATTTAATACAAATAAATTATTATAACTAATTGATAATCAACAAGTTAGGAAAAATACCCCAAAATAGTTGGTAAATTGAGAAAAAAGTCGTATCTTTAAGTATAAACATTAAACTCTAAGATATGAAATTTTTATCCTTTTTAGGTATAATTCTAATACTTTCTAGTTGTGAAAAAAACGTAAGTGTTCCACCTACATTCACTCAACCCACATTTTCTTTTTCAATTGATTCGGCGTTAGTTGGTAATGGTACAAAGGCATTATCCAAAGATAAAAACGGATATTATCATTTACTAGTAGATACTAATTTATTACAAACATTCTCAAGAGTTACAGGTAAAGTTTTAGTAAATGGTAAACCAAACCCATTAGCACCCACTTTAGTTGAAAATGTTAGAGTAGAATGGAAAAGTTCACATTATTGGATATTGAATGTAGGACAACAAACTATAAGTGTATATAAAACATATTTCAACAAATATCAGGCAAAACTAAAAACCGTATTATTAGGTATTATGGTTGCACAACGAAGTGAGATTATTCCGACAGTAAATCCAACATCATATCCATCAACTGAAACGGGTGAAGTAAATACCATAGTTGCACCAATTACTCTAATGAAAGGTGATACACTAATAATTACCGGCAAAGCATTTTTCTCATATGCAGTTCCTAAAGATAAACTTTTTAGTACACCTAAATTAGATTCGATAGAAAAATCGATTCAAATAATTTGTGATTAGGAAAAAAAGTTGTATATTTGATTTATGATAACAATGCCACAAACACCTATTACGGATTACTCATTTAAAAAGTGGGGAGCTATAAAGATAGAAGAAACGGATGAAATTGAACCATATTATTATTGGATTTTACCAATACCAATTGATGAGAATATACCCGATAGACCTACCTTAATATCTACTACGAATGATGAGTGGAAGATAATGGAAATTAAAAAAGGTCAATATTTGGTAACACTATTTGATACTTTACCAATGTTAGAAACAGAAGAAGAAATTGAACTTTTATATAAAATATTAACTAAAGAAAATTTAACGAAATGATTTACAACGAAGATTGTTTAGATACACTTAATCGTAACTTAGAATACGATTACATTATAACATCACCACCTGATTTTGATGAGATTGGTGCAGATACTAAAAACATACAACCCTATATTTCTTTCTTAAAAGAAAGATTTAGTTTATTTAATCCTAAAAATAATGTAGTAACTATATTTGTTTCGGATAGAAAGGCAGAAGGAACGGTCATTCAAAAACATAATATTATTTGTAGTATTATGAGTGATAATGGTTGGGTACTTAAATCACAAAAAATATGGGTAAAAAAGGAAGATACAATTGATATGTTCAGACATGGATATACATTTATTTTAACGTTTGGTAGAAATAATTCAAAACACCCATTATTACCCGATGTATTTAGTGAAAAATTTGTACCTGCTACACCTGAATATACTTATAATTTTTCACCTAATATTGTAAAACAATTTATTGAAAAATATACAAATAAAAATGAAATTGTGTTTGACCCGTTTATGGGTAGTGGAACTACGGCAATTGTATGTGTAGAACATAATAGAAAATATGTAGGTAGTGAAATTATTGAGGTAACCTGTAAGATTGCAGAAAATAGAATAAGTAAAATAAATAACGCAGATAAATTTTTTAAACTATAAATTATGACACAAAGAAAAAAGACAGCAGAAGAAATTAAAGCAAATTACGATAAGTTTATTGCTATACTTAAAAAGTATTTTAAAGGAGACAGATTGGATAAATTACTTCATATGTATTCGGAAAACGAATTAGGTATGAATTTAGCAATGTCTCCGGCAAGTGGTAGATTATTATATCACAATTGTTATGATGGGGGATATATTGACCATATTTTTAATGTATGTAAGAATGCATTGAAGATGAAAGAATTATTTGTAGCACAGGGTGGTACAATTGATTTTGAAGATGAAGAATTAATGTTTTCGGCATTACATCACGATTTAGGTAAATTAGGTATTAAAGGACAAGTACATTATGTACCTAATACAAATAAATGGGAAATAGATAATAGAATGGATTACTATAAAAGAAATGATGAAATACCATTTATGACGATTACCGATAGAACTTTCTTTACATTGAACCATTATGGAATTCAATATACAGAAAACGAATACTTTGGTATTAAACTTACCGATGGGTTATATGATGAAGATAATGAAAAATATTTAAAGACATTTAATGTTAAGAATACATTACGTTCATCTATTCAATATATTTTACATTGGGGAGATTTTATGAGTACAATTATAGAAAGACAAGAAGAATTGAAACTACAAGATAAGTCACAAAAAACTGACACGTTTTCACTTAATTTGGGTAAATTCTAACAAAGTGTCAGTTTAACCATAATGGTATAGTATTTGAACTATATAGAATATTATTAACAAAACAAAACATTAAATTATGTATTTAGTAGATTACAGCAAATTATTTGAAGATTTTTTTGAAACCCCAAAAACAAGAGCAGCTAGTTCAACTCACAAACAAGTAGTAGTTGATGTAAACGAAGATATTTTACGAATTGGATTGGCGGTTCCTGGTCAAACAAAAGAAACATTAGAAATTACAATTGAGGAAAACTTTATTAAAGTAAAATCAATAGAAAAAGAAACCGATGATAAAATTTGGAATGCAATTGCACTTCCGGTTGATGAATCGTTAAACATTGGAACTAATTGGGACCTTAGTGCTACATTAGCAACCGTAAAGGATGGTATATTACATATCTCCTTACCTAAGAAAGAAGAAAAGAAGCCAAAAAAAGTATCCATTAAAGTTGGATAGTTCAGTTATATTTCGTATCTTTAAGGGTAGTCACAAAAGACTACCCTTTTTTTATTATGGCAGAATACTCACAAATATTACCTCTTAGAACCGATATAAAGGTAGTAGACCAATTTGGATTCTTACCCCTATCAATTAATAGACCTACCAAAGAATCGAAGCTAAAGTGGCACGATGCATACCTTAATGATGGTTTAGATGAACAACGTCGTAGTGACACATCCGAATATTTACCTGGTTATACATTCTCCGAATTCCACGCTGGATTGGCAGAACAAGTATATAGGTTTTGGAGTATGCAAGGTAGTAAGATAGTTGACCCATTTGCGGGTAGAGTAACAAGAGGATTTGTTGCAACTAAATTAGGTAGAGATTATACTGGATTCGAAATTTCACCAAAGACATGGGAAAGAACACATAAACATTTTGATGCACATAATGTTCATCCACACATAATTAATAGTGATGGAACTTTAATGGAGGAAATTTCAGATAAAACCGCAGATTTAGTTTTTACTTGTCCACCTTACTTTAATTTAGAAAAATACGAATCAGTTCCTGGTCAATTAAGTGATGAGAATAGATATGAATCATTTATGAGTAAGATTGATGTTTGTATTTCAAATTGTTATAGAGTTCTTAAAAGTGGAGCATTTGCATGTTGGGTTGTAGGTGATTTAAGGACTGGTGGTGAGTTTCAAAACTTTCATGGTGATGTAATCAATTCGTTTAAGAAGCATGGCTTTAATCAGCACGATATAGTTATACTAGAAAATATCTCACCATTTGCAGCATTACAAATTGGAAAAACCGCAGCTAAACGATACACATCAAAAGTACATGAATACCTTTTAGTATTCCGAAAACCAGGTGATTATGAAATACCAAAATATTGTTCACCGGATGTAATGGAGCAAGAAAACAAATTAGCAGAATTCTTTAATTATGATAGAAAATAAATTTCATACAATTCATTTTACAGGATGTTCTTTTACCGAAGGTGGTGGATTTGAAGATGGAAAACAACAATTAAAATCCGAATATAAAAAGAAATATGGATTTTTATACAAAAATGAAAAGGATGTTTCATATCCTTCACTTTTACAATCAAAACTTAATTTAAAGATTATAAACGATGCTAAGAGTGGTAGTGGTATAGAAAGAACTATTCGTAAAATATGGGAATATATAAGAAAGCATAAATTAGAGCATGTTAAAAAAACTTTATTTATATTAGAAATGGCAGAAGCTGTTTCTAGATTAGAAGTGTTCTCAAATAAATACAATAAATATTTAGTAGCAAATGTAGTATACGATTATAAAACAGGTAAAATCACCGATACACAAACTACATTAAATTGGATATACGGACCACAAATGGATGAAGAATATAGAGATAATACACGAGAAGTTATTAGAGAATATTCAACATTGTTTGTAAATCCATATGAATACGATAAGAAAATACAAAATGAAATATTAGGATTATTTAGTTTTTTTAAGATGCATGATATACATTTCTATTATAGTGGAAATGTTAGTTTCGTTGATAATTTTGCAAAAAGAATATACAATGATATTGAGGAAACTAATCGATTAAACTTAATAATAAATGGAAAACCATATTTTAATTTTTATGAATTAGCACATTCAAATTTAATAAGAATATCGGATGAAGTTGGATTAGATATATCTACTGATGGACATCCTGGTGTTCAGGCACATCAAATGTGGGCAGAAGGAATTTACAATTTTTTACAAAATAAGTATTTAGATGATACTTATGAATTAGATTATAGACAAAACAAAATTATTTCAACAAAAAATATAATATGAGATACAAAGTACAAATTAGACAAAACTTAGAAGCAATCGAAATTAGAACAAATTACTTAAAACAAGCAACGGAAGGTAGTAAACCAATTACTCCGAAAGATGCAATTAAGATGATTGATGAAATTTTATTCGCATTGGGAAAAGTTAATGATTTAATTGATTTAGAAAGAGAAGGTAATTAATATGAATTGGTTAAAGTTCTTAGTTGGATTTTCAGCCCTAATTATTGCCGGATGTGCAGCATTCTTTTCGGTAACTGGGTTGGGTGTACTCTTTAGTGGAGCATCAACGGCAGTAATGGTGATGGCAGGCTCATTAGAGTTTGCTAAATTAGTGGCCGCAACCTACCTAAAACAGACTTGGGATGAGATTAAGGGGTTTAATAAGTGGTATTTAACGATTTCTGTGGGTATTCTTATGATGATTACTTCTGCCGGTATTTTTGGTTACCTCTCTAACGCTTTTCAGGCACAATCTTTACAATTACAGCAAGTAGATAGGGAAGTTTTAGTGTACTCTACTAAAATTGAGCAAAATACGGCTCAAATTACTCAACTTAACACTCAATTAGGACAATTATCATCAACTCAATCAACAATTTTAGAGAAAGGTAAGGTAAATTCACGTTTATTACGTTCAATAGATAGTAAAGATAAGCAAGTTGCTACAATTAATAAGAAAATAGCTGATTTACAGGACCAAAACGCTAAAAATAACGATAAAATTAACGAAATTAAGATTGCAAACTTAGATTTAGAGAAAGAAGTAGGTGGATTTCGTTTTATTGCCGAAGCATTTGGTATGGAATTGAAAAATGTTGTAAAATTCTTCATATTTTTGATTGTAATAGTGTTTGACCCTCTTGCAATTGCTCTAATTATCGCATTTAATGGATTAATTGGTAAAAATCAAAAGAAAAAAGAAGATATTATTGGTGAAATGGTTGAAAATAACCAAAAAATGGGATTATATGAGGTATATGGTGATAAAAAAGAAGATTTAGTAGAAAATACCCCTATCGTAGAAGAAATTGAAGAACCAAAGGAAATGGAAGAAACTCCTAAAAATGCATGGGAAGAACCTGGTTTTGATTGGGAAAATAGGAGTTCTTGGGTAAATAACCCAGCTGCCGTAAGATATTGGATGAAAAATGGAGGAAGTATCGCAAAATACAACTCAATTTTCAGAAAATACATAAAAAACGATATGGATAACGATGATTTAACAAAAACCTACTAAAAAGTAGGTTTTTTCAGTTATATTTCGTATCTTTATAAAAATAACACTATGAATTTAGGATATGCTTGTATTAATCTTTCTTTAGGTAAGAAAGTTACAACAAACCGAACAATGATTAAACGAACCTTTATTGATAAGGGATTAGATTATGTGTCGGATTTGGTATTGCAAAATGTTACAGACTTAGAAAAGATTATAGATTGGAATGAGCAGAATAATATTAAGATGTATCGTATGAGTTCCGATATGATGCCTTGGGCTACTGAATATCAATTTAGTGAATTAAAGGATTGGAACGAAATATCTATTATCCTTAAAAGATGTGGTGAGAAGGCAACAAAGTATGGACAAAGATTATCATTTCATCCAGGTCCGTTTAATGTATTAGTATCACCAAAAGAAAGTGTTGTACTTAATACTATTAACGATTTAGAAGTACATGGTAGACTTATGGATGCTATGGGATTATCACAAACACCCTACAATAAGATTAATATTCATTGTAATGGTGTATATGGGGATAAACAAAGTGCAATGGATAGATTTATAACTAATTTCGGAAGACTCTCTAAATCGGTGCAAAATAGGCTTACAATAGAGAATGATGATAAGGCAAGTATGTATTCCGTAAAAGATTTAATGTATATTCATCAAAAGATAGGTATTCCTATTGTATTTGATTATCATCACCACAAATTTTGTACAGGTGATTTAACCGAACAACAAGCATTAGAGTTAGCAATGAGTACGTGGCCTGACGATATAACACCAGCAGTTCATTATTCCGAATCTGCAGTTGGTAAAAAACCACAAGCACATTCCGATTATATTTCTGAAACAATTAATACTTATGGTAATACCGTAGATATAATGGTAGAAGCTAAGAAAAAAGATTTAACAATTTTAAAATATAAACAAGAAAATTATGGCATACTCAGAAAAAGTGCTTGATCATTACGCAAATCCTAAAAATGTAGGAACTTTAGATAAATCAAAGCAAAATGTAGGAACTGGTTTAGTTGGTGCACCAGAATGTGGTGATGTAATGAGATTGCAATTAGAAATTAATGATGGAATTATTACTGATGCAAAATTTAAAACGTTTGGTTGTGGAAGTGCAATTGCAGCTTCATCTTTAGCAACTGAGTGGTTAAAGGGTAAAACTTTGGATAAAGCAGTAGAATTAGATAATATGGATTTAGTAGAGGAATTATCACTACCACCGGTTAAAATACATTGTTCAGTATTAGCACAAGATGCAGTTAGAGATGCTATTAATGATTATAGAAAGAAAAACAATTTAGAACCAATTAAATTTGAAGATTAATGAAAGTATTAATTACAGGTGTAGCGGGGCTATTAGGTAGTAGACTTGCAGATTATATAATTGAAAATATACCAAATGTAGAAGTAGTTGGGATAGATGATTTATCTGGTGGTTACAAAGAAAATGTGAATTCAAAAGTTACGTTTTGGGAAATGAACTTAGTAGAACATCCAATTGAAAATTGTTTTGAAAATCATAAATTCGATTATGTGTTTCATTTAGCAGCGTATGCAGCAGAAGGATTATCTCCATTTATTCGTCAATACAATTACGAAAACAATTTAGTTGCAACTGCAAGAATAGTAAATCAATGTATTAAACATAATGTTAAAAGATTGGTATTTACATCTACATTAGCAGTATATGGACATGGTGAAGGAGGAATATTTGATGAGAAGCAACAACAGGCGCCAATTGACCCGTATGGAGTAGCTAAGTATGGATGTGAGATGGATATTCAAATTGCAGGTGAACAACATGGTTTAGATTGGTGTATTATCCGTCCACACAATGTATATGGTAGAAATCAAAATATTTGGGATAAGTATCGTAATGTATTGGGTATTTGGATGTATCAACATTTAAACGGATTACCAATGACAATATTTGGTGATGGTGAACAAACACGTGCATTTAGTTGTATTGATGATATTGTTGAACCATTATGGAAATCTGCTATATTACCTACCGCATCTAAGGAAATTATTAATTTGGGAGGTGTAGAGGAATGGACAGTTAATAACGCATGTGAAACATTGAGAAGCGTAATTGGTGGTGGTGAAGTTGTATACAAAGAGGGTAGACATGAAGTTAAACACGCTATTCCAACCTGGCAAAAATCTATTGATATATTAGGATTTGAACATAAAACCAATTTTGAAGATGGTTTGAAGGATATGTGGGAATGGGCACAAAAACAACCTAAAAGAAACCAATTCGTTTGGGATACTTACGAATTAGATAATGGCATTTATTCATTTTGGAAAAAATAAAAAATATGATTACATTTTCAGAGTTCTACGATTCAATAGAACCAAAAAGTGACAAAGGAACATTACATGATTATATCAATGGATATTATTCAACAGAATTTACTGATGTTAGATTGAATAAACTTAATATAGTAGAAATTGGCGTTAGAAGAGGAGATTCTCTAAATTTATTGAGTAAATGGTTTATTAATTCAACTATAACAGGTATTGATAATGGTAGTGAAATGAATAACAATGATTTAGAATTTGTAAGTAAAATACCAAATACAACTCTAATATTAGATACCGCATATTCAGATATTACTATTGATAAATTTGAAGATAATTCAATAGATTACTTAATAGATGATGGACCACATACGATTCAAACTCAAATAATTTCAATACAAAAATGGTTAGAAAAAGTAAAAAAAGGTGGTACACTTATAATAGAAGATATACAAGATTGGGATAACGAAAAACAATTCTTTGATGAAATATGTAATTCATTGGGAATATCTTACGAATGTATTGACTTGAGAAAAAATAAAAATAGATATGATGATGTTTTAATAATAATTAAAAAGTTATAATAAATGATTAAAAATTTAGTATATTATTGTTATTTTGAAAATTCGGAAATAAACGAATTTGCAAATTATAATATCACCTTAATAAATAAATATTTACCACTATTTAATGGACAGCGAATTATTAAAATTGCAGTAGATGATTTATCAAGGGATAATTCACATTTAATTAATTTATTTCCTAATTGTGAAATTGAATTAGTACAAAATAATACAGAAACTAGAGAATCTGAATATTTTATACAATCCTTAAAGGAAATTAAAAACAAAAATTCACTTACATTTTTTGCACATAATAAAGGAAGTAAAAATGGTGGTGCTGGAAATAATGTAGTAAAGGTTTGGTTATTATCAATGTATTTTTTTAATTTAGAAGAACGCTATTTATCTAATATTGAATATAATTTAACAAATGATAAAACATTTAGTGGTATAATGCAAATAACTGTGCCATGTCCTCCTTGGGTTACAACTAATTGGCATTATAGTGGAACATTTTTTTGGTTTAACACAGAAAAATTATTTAGTATAGCTGGATGGGATAGTTTTGAAAAAGGAAGATTTTCAGTAGAAGGTTATCCTGGAAAAATGGTAGATGTATCTAATTCACATGTTACATTATGTAGTGAAAATTATAATTGGAATTCATATCAACCGATGATATGGAATAAATATCTAAATGAAACAACATTAGAAGCAATTCAATATACCCAATATTGGGAATTATATAATCAAATATTTTAAAATGTATTCAGTTATTATACCTACAATGTGGAAATGCAATAGATTCCAACAAACACTTAGAGAATTAAGTGCACATGAATTAGTTGGGGAAATTATCCTAATAGATAATACACCAAATGATTTAAAAATAGAATTACCAAAATTAATTCATATATTAGAAGGAAAAAATACATATGTTACTGCACCGTGGAATAAAGGAGCTAAACTGGCAAAATATGATAAACTTTTAATTTTAAATGATGATATTTGGATGGATTGGAACATATTAAACATACTAGAACCACATATTACAGAACAAATCGGCTTAATTGGATTAGAGGAAACTGAATACAATATTGAACATTCAAACGATGCGTTTGGATTAGAACCAATTGAAAGAAGGAATGGTGGATGGGGATGCGCAATATTTGTTCATAAAGAAAACTATACCCCAATACCAGAAGAAATGAAAGTATGGGGACAAGATGATTGGTTATTTGTAAAAGCTAGAAATAGAAGAAAACAAAATTATAAATTAGTAGGATATACTATTTATGGTGAATTATCAGTAACTAATAATATTTTGGATGCTGATCCTGAAATTCATTTAATAAGAGAAAACGATTTAAGATTAAAACAACAATATAATTTATTTTAGTTATGTACTTACAAACACCTTACAAAATTAGTTACGATACCACAAAGTATCCATTTAGAAACATAGTCTCGGATATGTTAGAACTTACAGAAGAATTTCCGTTAGAAGATTTACATATATTAGAACACTATGATTTATTAGTTAGAGAAAAGGATCAATCTACGATTTGGCATAAAAGATATTACGACAAATATAAAACGGAATTTTTACCAACCTATTTAGAATTAATTAAAGAACTTAAAGAAAGGTTTGGTTATGATGAAATTATTTATCAGAATATTCCAACATTTAGAGTTCAATTAGCAGAAGGTAATTTGGGAGTTGGTGAATGGCATAAAGATAGCACTTATAATCATGGAACATCAGAAGTAAATTTTTGGATACCATTTGTAAATACCAATGAACAAAATACTATATGGATGGAAAGTAAAGAGGATAAAGGTGATTACAGACCATATAAAGTAAACTATGGTGAAATATTGGTATTTAGTGGTGCTAATTTATATCATGGTAATAAAAACAATGATAGTAACCAAACTAGAGTATCAGTTGATTTTCGTTTAGTAGACCCGGTTAAATTTATACCAAACGAAGCAGGTTCAATTAATATGAAAGCAAAATTTGATGTTGGTGGATATTTTGAAAAATTATAATTATTAGTATGGTAACCGTATCCGAAACAGCAGCTAAAAAACTAAACTCACTAATTGAAGAAAGTGGGTTCAAAACTCCCTTTGTTAGAGTTGCAGTTAAAGGTGGTGGATGTAGTGGATTATCATACGACCTTTCATTTGATACTGAACAACATCCTTCGGACACTCTCGCCGAAAATAATGGAATAAAAATTTTAATAGATAATAAATCGTTACTATATCTTTTTGGTACTGAATTGGATTTTTCAGATGGATTGAACGGTAAAGGGTTTCAGTTTATCAATCCTAATGCATCCCGTACTTGTGGGTGTGGTGAATCATTTGCATTATAAATTCTTAGTATTATTTGGAAATATACTTAATAAAGTGTATATTTGAATAATAAACATTTACATATGATAAAATTAGTAACAGACAGTTCGGTGTTAAGAAAACCAATATCACCAACAACATTTACAAAAGAAGAACAAGATTTGGCAACCGCTGCATTATTAACCGCAGTTACTCAACATCAAGGATTGGGTATGAGTGCAAATCAAATTGGTTTAAATAAAAGAATTTGTGTAATCAATGTTAAAGAACAACCTTTAGTATTGGTTAATCCTCAAATATTAGATGAGGGACAAGAAAAGTTAATTTATTTTGAAGGTTGTTTATCTTTACCTAAAACAATGAAAAAACCTATTAAGACAGTTCGTTCTTATAATGTTAAAGTTAAAGCAGATAATTTTCCTGATGTATTAGAATTTGGTACTGAGGAAAGAAATCATCAAGATATTAATTCATTATTTAGTGATATTAATTTATTAGAATCAGTTTGTGTTCAACATGAAATTGACCATTTGAATGGATTGACAATTAGAGATAGACAATATACTGAAACTGTTAGATTAACTTCGTTTGGAAAATTAGGAAGAAATGAAAAACTTTTATTAAAAAAAGGTGAAGAAACTCTTTCAGTTAAGAAAAAGAATTTATCAACTTACTTAGAGCAAGGATGGGAGGTAGCATAATTATGGAATATGTAATAATAATATTAACACTATTCATTACTGCATTGGGATATGCATGTTGGAATCTTTTAAGAAAATTAGAAAAGTTAGAAGAAGTATTAGAACAAAACACAGATAGTTACATTCAAATTTATAATGTGATGAAAGAAATAGATTCTACTGGTGCATTTGAAAGTGATGATGAAGTGGGTTCTACCTTTAGTGATTTAAAAAATCTAATTGATAGAAATAAAAACGTATTAAACGGAAAATCATAATGGGAAGAAAGAAAAAAGATACCAGATACTTTACTGAAGAAACTGAAGCCGCTATTATAGCATTTAATAAAACAACTGATCAGAAGGAACGTAATGTATTGTATAGAGATTACATACACTATTCGTTTTATAAATTAGCAGAGAATGTTTTAAATACATGGGGATTTACTTATTTTGATGATGATAAAGAAGATATTAAATTTGAAGTTATTTCTTTCTTATTAGAAAAAATACATAAGTTTGAAGAAGGTAAAGGTAAGGCATTTAGTTATTTTACGATAGCAGCTCGTAACTACCTTATTCTTAATAACAACGCCAACTACAAACGTTTCAAAGCAACATCACAATTAAGTACAATGCCAGAACATTGGGATTTAGAAAATGATTTTAAACAAGAAGCACATAATGATGAATTCAAAACATTTAATATTAGAATGTTAGAATATTGGGATTTAAATCTTAATAAGGAGTTTACTAAAAAAAGAGATATACAAATTGCAGATGCAGTATTAGAATTATTTAGAAGAGCAGAATATATTGAGTCATTTAATAAAAAATCTTTATACTTATTGGTTCGAGAAATGACTGGTTATAAAACACATTATATAACTAAAGTTGTTTCTAAAATGAAAGAAACTCAAATGAAATTGTATTATCAATTTTTAGATGAGGGAGATATTACACAAGAATCAAAAGACCCATTTTGGAAGAGAACAATAACGAGATGAGAATATTAGGAATATCAGCGTTTTATCACGACTCAGCAGCTGCATTAATTGTAGATGGCAAAGTTGTATCGGCACAAGAAGAAGAACGATTTACAGGTATAAAACACGATCAGAGATTTCCTATCAGTTCCATTAAGTGGATTCTAAAACAAAATAAATTAAAGATTAACCAAATAGATAAAATTGTTTGGTATGAAGATCCTAAAAAGAAGTTTGAGAGATTTAAAGAACAATGGCATAAATATTTTCCAAAAACATTAGGATTAACTAAGAAATTAATATGTTGGAAATCTAATAATAATATTGAAGAAATCATTAGAGAACAATTAGGATATAAAGGTTCTATTGAATATGTAGAACATCATATTTCACATTTAGCATATTCATTTTATACATCACCATTTAATGAAGCACATTTGTTTTCCGTAGATGGTGTTGGTGAAAATGAAACGGCTATATTAGGATTGGGTATTAAGGGTAGATATATTCAACCATTAGAAAGAACACATTTTCCACATTCATTGGGATTACTTTACGCTACAATTACTGCATTCTTAGGATTCAAACCAAATAGTGGTGAATATAAAGTAATGGGATTGGCAGCATATGGTAGTGATAAGGATGTGTATAGAGAACAATTTGAAAAATTAGCAAAACTAAATGGTAATAATTTAGAATTAGATTTAAAATATTTTGCATTTCATTATTCTGAAAAGAAAATGTTTACTTTTAAAATGAGTGAACTATTTGGTATTACTCCTCGTATTCCAGAAAGTGAATTAGAACAAATACATAAAGATATTGCATTTTCATTACAGGCACATTACGAAAGATTATTTTTCAAAATGTTAAACAACTTCCATACACACTATCCTATGGATAATTTATGTTTAAGTGGTGGATGTGCTTATAATGGATTGGCCAATGGTAAGATAACATTAAACACTCCATATAAGAATGTTTATGTACCACCGGCTCCATCAGATGCAGGTAGTGCTATTGGTGCTGCTTTATTGGTGTGGATGAAACAACCCCTAAACAAAAGAGTAGAAAATACAAACCCATATTTAGGACCATCATACACTCATGCGGATTATTTAAATGTTATTAGACAGTATGTTCCTATGGATAAGGTGAAACATATGACTACACCAATTGTATTGACTAAAGAGGTTGCTAAGTTGATTAATGGGGGTGCAATTATAGGTTGGTTTAAAGGTAGTAGTGAATTTGGACAAAGAGCATTAGGACATCGTTCTATACTAGCTAATCCAACAATTCCAGATATTAAACCTAAAGTAAATAGAGTTATCAAAAAGAGGGAAGGATTTAGACCGTTTGCACCAATGGTAATTGCAGATGAGGCTAATAACTACTTTGAAATGTTAGGACAAGAAGTTCCTTATATGAACCAGGTATTTAAAGTTAAAGATGGTTTTATTGCAGGTTTACCATCTATTACTCACGCCGATGGAACAGCAAGAGTACAAACCGTTACAAGAGAATTTAATACAGACATATATTTTTTACTTAAGGAATTTAAAAAATTAAGTGGATATCCTATCTTACTTAATACCTCATTTAATTTAAGAGGTCAAACAATGGTATTAGACCCCGAAACTGCTATTAAAACATTTTACGATTGTGAAATGGATTACTTAGTATTGGGCAGTTATATCATTAGTAAGTAAGTTTTTAATTACACAATATTTATAAAAAAGATTTATGGCAAATGTAGACATGAATTTTCCTTTATTTAAGGGAAAAACATTTAGTGATTTGTTGGGAGATATTTACGAAAACCAACAAAGTAAAAAGAAAAACATTTCAGGTCTTATTGAAGAAATGAGAAAATTGGTAACTAAACCATCCGATGTAATCACAATCGGCCCTATCATTACACAATTGATAGAAGCAAGTATTAGTAACGATGACCATTTGATTAAGATTGCAAATATAGCACAAAAATTAGTATTAGCAAATACAAAGAAAGCCGGTGATGAAGGTTGGTTAAGTGAAGATGATAAAAAGGCATTATTGGAGGAAATGGATGTAGTTGCAAAAGAAATCACACAAAGTACAGATGATAAGATTGAAGATTTAGAATTTGAAATTGAATCATTAAAAGAAACATTGGGTAAATAAAATGGCACAAAATTTCTTTTCATCCAAACAAGCCACAACACAGATAGCAACATCTGGTGCAGGGATTTCTTTTGATTTAGCATTAGTTAATAATGTTATTTTGGATATGGCTGATATTAAAGATTCATTAGATATACATCACACTTTATATCCTGAATTAAATAAAGATACGGATTATGTTGAAAAGAATACATTAAAATATGGTTCAATTCGTTATAGATTACTAGGAATTGGTAGTGAAGTAAATGATGCAGATTTACCGATAGCATACCCATTATCACGTGAAGATTTTGCATTACCTGTTACTGATGAAATTGTAAAAATATATACAATTTTAGGTTTAGATTATTATGAAAGAATTAATATAGAAAACTCACCTAATTTTAATACCGACCTTAGAGTTTTTATAGCAGCAAGTAAAACAACACCGGAAAATTCTCAAAAGGGAAGTAAATTAGAGAATTATCAAGAATCACAATCATCCGGTATAACATCACAAACTGATAGTACAGCTGGTACGGTTGAGAGTATTAGAAGTGGATTTAATGGTAAATATTTTAAAAGAAATATGAAAATACATCAATTATCACTAAACGAAGGTGATAAATTGATTCAAGGTAGATTTGGTAATAGTATTAGATTTAGTGGATATATTCATTCAGATAAAACAAACGGAACTGCTTATCCAGCTATTTTAATTAGAAATGGTGAAAGTTCAGAAAACCAAAAGAAAAAAGTATACGATATTGTAAGTGAGGATATTAATGGTGATGGAACTTCAATTCAAATTACATCAGGACCCTATAAAACATTATACACATCTACAATAAATGTTAAAAAAGAAGCAAATGATAACTATCCAAGTTCAGATAACTTAATTGGTGATCAGTTGGTGGCAAATAGTGGTAGGGTAATCTTATCTTCAAAAACAGCTGAAACTTTTTTGTTTAGTAAGAAAAGATTTAGTATATTTACGGATGATAATGTTACAATCGATAGTGAAACTGGATTTAAACTAATTTCACAAAGAGGTGATATATCATTAAGAGCAAAAGGAAATAAAAATATTATATTAGAAGTAAATAGTGGTGCTAAAGTGTATCATGGTTCTCCAAATGCAAAAGAGCAAGCTATTTTAGGTAATAAATTAGTAGATTTAATAAGTCAATTAATAGATGTTATGACAAACGTTCAATATCAAACATATATAGGTCCTACTATTGCAAGTAGTATTTTACCTCAATATAGAACACAATTAACTACTATTAAAACACAATTAAAATCAACTCTTTCTAAAAATAATTACTTAATCTAATGTCTTGGAAACAATTTGAAAAAGAGGTTGCAGAGCAGATGGAAATTGGATTTAAAAGTCCTGATGATTTTGCTAGATTTTTTACAGATAAATACGATGAATGTGTAAAACGAGGTGTAGATTTTATTACATTAAATCCGGTTAGTAAAGGCAATAAAGAGTTGATGTATTCTATGATACAAATTGCAAACTTAACATCAGCAGCTGCTTTAACTCCTTCACTATATGATTTGTATTTTAATATGTTAGGTGATGCGGTTGTGGGATATTGGAGTGGGGCAACATCACAAAAAATATTCATTCCACTAATACCAGCAACCGGTACGTTTGTTAATATAGGTGTTAAAGACAATATTGTAACATTTCCTGGTACATGGCCTAAGGCAAAGGTAAGACCGATGAAAAATGTTAGAGTATTTTTAAAAACATTTACATCATTTGCAAGAATGCATTTGATAACAATTAAAGGGTTATGTACAACCGTTTCATTATATCCACCTCTACCTGGTATTGTGGGTGATGGGGTTATACAATGGACTGGGTATAAAGTAGTAGAGCCTAAAAAGCGATATATTGCAGATGTATCGGATGTATATGAAATTCCTAATGAAACAAGTACTATTTTACATACCTTTGAAAAAGGATTGGAAGTAGATACACAAAAAATAAATGATATTTGGGTATATGCAAAAGATATCAATAATAGAGGTGGGTTTGTTAAAAAAGAATTTATAACTAATAAAACCCCAAATTAGTAAAAAAACAATAATTATATATAGTAAATTACAATTTATGGATCAGAAAGATTTAATTAAGGCGTTAGTAAAAGTTCTAAGAGAAGATATTAAAAAAACTCTAAAGGAAGAAATACGAATAGCGGTTAAAGAGGTGTTAAATGAAACAATTAATGAAACACCAAAACAAAAGGTAAATGAAAATTACCAAATGAAATCAAGAGATGATGGTAGCTATGGTACAATCCAATACGGACAAAGACCTATGATATCTCCATCTGATTTAGGATATGGTGATAATTTTAGAGAATACTCACAGCCTGAAACGGTGGTAGGTGGAACTCAATCGGAGTATGGTTCTTATTTACAAGGACAAGAACAAAGTGGTATTCCATTAGAACATAAATTAGCAATGGCAGCTCAAAGAAATCCAGATGCTACTGCACCTGTATTAAAGGCTTTAAATAGAGATTATTCACAATTAGTTAAAAAATTCAATAAGGGGTAGATATAAGTGGCAATAGAAGTACAAAAATCGTTTGTAATTGATTCTCAGGACAGAAGTGTTGGGATATCATTACCATTGGGTAGTTCAAACAATGGATACTTTGCCGTTAATTATACTACAAAAGACCAGGTTAAAACAAATTTAAGAAACTTAATTTTAACTGAACCTGGTGAAAGGATTGGTAACCCATTATTTGGTACACCACTAAGAAGATTTATTTTTGAACCATATATGGAAGGTGAATTTGAAGAAGGTATTGAAACTGCTATAACAACAGCAATCAATACATATATGCCTTTCATTGGTATTGATTCTATTATATTCGATAAGAGTAATGAAAATAAAGATAAACATTTGGTAAATTTAGAATTAAAATATTCAATAAACTTTTCAGCAATTCCAATTGTTGATACATTAACGGTTAACATATAATATGGCACTGAATCCTAAAGATAAGTCGTGGATATCTAATAAGAAAGATATAAAATATTTAAACAGAGATTTTAGTTCTTTGAGACAATCTCTAATTGAGTTTACTAAAACATATTTTGCTAATACAAATAGTGATTTTAGTGATGCATCTCCTGGTATGATGTTTATAGAACAGGCCGCATATGTGGGTGATGTTTTATCATATTATACCGATGCTCAATTAAAAGAATCATTTATAAATGTAGCATCTGATGTTGGAAATGTGTTTAGGCACGCTCAGAATTTTGGATATGTTCCTAAAATAAGTAGACCAGCAACTACTACATTGACAGTATATCAAGTAGTTCCATCGGTAAACCCATCTAATCCTGAACCTGATAGTAGATATTATCTTAAGATTAAAGAAGGTATGGAAGTGGTTTCATCTACTAATAATAATATAACATTTAGAACTACGGATATAGTTGATTTTGCAGATCCTAATGGTAGAACAATTTCGGTTTTAACAAGAACTGGTACTCAAATAAATCAATTTTTGATTACAAAGGAAGTTCCTGCAATTAGTGCTACGGTGGAAACCTTAAATTTAACAAATTTTAATAATCCATTTAGACCTAATCCAACGTTTACTATTACTGATAATAGATTTATTAAAATTTTATCAATCAAAGATGTAAACGATCAAACATACTATTACGAAGTTCCATATTTGGCACAAGAAATGATATATGTTAAAGAACAAAACGCATCAATTAATAATTCTGTATTATCAGCTAATTCAAATACTACACCTTATATTTTAAAGCAAATCAAAACAAACAAAAGATTTACTACTAGAGTTGTTGGTGAAGAATTAGTACAAGTTAGATTTGGGGCAGCAAGTGAGTTTACGGCAGATGAAATGATTATACCTAATACTAAAAATGTAGGGTTGGGATTAAATAATTCAATTAGTAGATTAGAACAATCCTTTGATCCTTCTAATTTCTTAAAAACATCTACATATGGAATTGCTCCACAAAATGCAGAGTTGGAAATAAAATATTTATCAGGTGGTGGTATTGAATCAAATGTTAAAACAAATGATTTAAGAAGTATTACTAAAGTAGAATTTTTTGAAGACCTATTAAGTTTTGATAATATTAATTCGGTATCATACAACGCAGCAAAAGCATCAATTGCAGTAGATAATTTGATTCCTGCAACGGGTGGTAGAGGATTAGAAACATTAGAAGAAATTAGAGAAAACGCGATTGCAAACTACGCATCTCAAAATAGAGCAGTTACTAAACAAGATTATGAAGTAAGAGCATTATCATTAGAACCATCATTCGGTAGTATTGCAAAAGTATATGTTGAACAAGATTCAGCAGCTGATATAAATCCTACTCAAAATGTATTAAGAGATCCTAAGAGTAGAGATGAGTTTTTAAATATGACAAAATCCTTGATAGGAAAATCAGATGCTGAATTAGAAACGGCTGTTAATAATTTTTTAGAAAGTAAGCAAACTATAAATTCAGAAAATAATCCATTTGCAATTAATATGTATGTTTTATCATATAATTCGGATGGTAAATTGGTGGTAGCAAATAACGCAACTAAACAAAATTTAAAAAGTTATTTAAATGATTTTAGATTGATTACCGATGCAGTAAATATCATCGATGGTTTTGTTATAAATGTAGGTGTAAATTTTGAAATAACAACATATACCAACTATAACAAACAAGAAGTAGTATTAAATTGTATACAATCTATTACTGATTATTTTAATATAAACAATAGAAAGATAGGACAACCAATTAACTTAAGTGAATTAGAATTAGAAATAGCAACTGTAGATGGGGTATCATCCGTTCCTAAAATAGAATTATATAATATTTGTGGTGATGGTACGGATAATAGTTATTCATTGTATTCATATGATATAAAAGAAGCAACTAAAAATAAAATAGTATATCCATCATTAGACCCTTCTATTTTTGAACTTAAGTTTCCAAATAAAGATATTAAAGGGAGAGCATTATAATGATACTATTTCATACAGCATCTAGTGATGCAAGTATTTACTTACAACAACCTTACCAAAATACAGGTATAGATGAGGTTTTAGAAATATCTAAACAATACTATGGTGATACTCCGGATATCAGTAGAGTATTAATTAAGTTTAATGCAGCATCAGTTGTATCTAATATTACTAATAATAACTTCACAGCATCATTGCAGTTGAAAATAACGGAGGCTAATGAAATAGCAAGTACATTTACAATTGAATTATTTGAGGTGAGTGGTAGTTGGGAAAATGGTACTGGCACTCGTTTTGATAATTTAACTACAAATGGTGCAAGTTGGTATTATAGAAATGAAAATAACTCAAATTGGTATAAAGAAATGGATGGTATTACCGCATCGTATGGTGTAGGTGTTACTGGTAGTTGGGATGGTTTAGGTGGTTCATGGTTTACTCAATCAATTGCAACTCAAACTTTTTCTTATACATTAGATGATATTAATTTAGATGTAACAAATGCAGTTAGAAATTGGAGAAGTGGTTCTACACATAATGGATTTATTATTAAATTAACATCCGCAGCAGAAGATATAACGAATAACTCTGATTATGGTAGTATTAAGATGTTTTCAAAAGAAACAAATACAATATACCAACCTAAATTAGTATTGGCTTATGCAGATAGTGGAAGTGTTACTGGTAGTTTAGCAGAGGTTAGTGATGTTATAAATTTAGCTAATTATGAATTTTTATATAGAGTGTATCCATCAAATCTTAAAAAAGAATATACCAAAGGTCAGAAAGTAACTATTAAGGTTGATGCAAGAGAATTATATCCGGTTAAACAATTTAATTCAGTATTTGCACATCAAGTAAAATACTACTTACCAACTACTACATATTATTCAATCATAGATACAATAACAAAAGAACCAATTATAGATTATTCCGAAAATACAAAAGTAGTAAGGGATAATTATAACAATTTAATAAAACTTAATTTTTCAAATTGGGCAGTTGGTAGAACATATACTTTATTATTAAAAGTAGTAGGTACGGATAATGAAGAAATTTTTGAAATTGGTACTTTTGATATTTATGAATAATAATGGCAATAGAAAAAAAATATATTAATTTTAGTGAAGTTGATAATAATGCTAATGTAACTACAAAACTATATTCCGATGTTTTTAATAAAGCGGAATTAGAAAAATCTGTAAATACATTAGTTACCGAATTAATCACACCTTTACCGGATAGAAATTTAGATTTAATTCCAAAACCTATCTATGATGCTGAAGTAACTAGAAGTTTAGAATTAGAGAAAGAAATAATAGATTTACAGAATGAAGTAGATGATTTAACATCACAAGTTCAATCATTAACCGCAGATAGTGCTTCTTTGTATATTTCTAATGATAACTTATTGATAACTAATGCAAAATTAGAAAACTCATTAACATCAGTACAACAATCTCAATTAGAACTAAGACAAAATCTTACAACATCATTAACTAAAGCAATTAACGAAGCAACCGAAAGAACCGCATTAGAAGCAGAAAATAATGGTTTGACTGCACAAAAGAATGCATTAGCTAAACAAATAGACACTTTAAATGGATTATTAGCAGCAGCTAATGCAAGTTTACAAGTAGCACAACAACAATTAAGTGCAAAAACACAAGCAATGGCAGCTGGTGGAGTTTCTACTGGACAATTAGCAACAATTTTATGGGAAAAAGGAGATCCTTCTAAAAATGGTGCTGTTGAAGGATTAGTGTATGATTGGGATTTAAATGCCGGTGGACAAAAAGTGTGGAGACCAGCTGGTAATTCAAAAGCATGGAGTAGTAAATATGTAGATGTAATTGTTGGACCAAAAGATGTAGATGTAGAATTAAAACAAACATTTTTTTTGGTACCAAATAAGTTTTCATTAAAAGCAAATAGTACTCAAAGATTTACATTTGATAAACCAAACATATATGCAGTACCCTCTCCAGCAAATAAAAAATTAAAAAATGCAGCATTAGCGGCTTCGGCAATAGCAGCTGCTACTACTGCATATGTTGTAGCGGGTGGATTTGCCGTAGCGGGTGCAGTTGCTGCTGTCACTGGTGTTGCAGTAGCTACTGGGTTTAGTGCAGCAGCATATACAACCGTAGCTGCATTAGGTGGTCCTGTTGGTGCAGCAATTGCAGCGGTTGCAATTATTGGTTCGTTAATATATGCTGGAACAAGACCAAAATATAAAGATTATACAGAAACAATAACATTTGTAATAAAAGATAAAGATGCTAACGGTAAAACTGAAGATAAAACATTTACAGGAAAAGTACATTCATACGATAAATAAACTATGGCAATAAACGATTTTAAAAATATTGAAAATATAAATCTTAATTTAGATTCAACAGCACAATTAGTTGAGTCTAAAGATTTGGCTATATTCAAAACATCAGCAAAAAACAATACCGATTTTGGAATGTCTAGTAATGATGTTATTGAATTTAGAATATATGATATTTCAAATAACTTATTAGAACAAACAGGTGGTAATAGTGTTAGATATATTCATAAAAATGATATGAGTAAATATCTAAAAAGTGAAATAGATTCTAAAACACAAGAAAAAATATACGATATTGATGTTGAAAAATTAGTAAGAGAAAGTGGACATGAAAATGGTGAATATAAAGTAGCATTTAATTTTTTAAAGAATCATTTAGGAACAGAAAATTCTAAACAAAGAGTTTGGATACATGAAGTATCACCGAGTAGAACTGAAATTAGGGTAATGCCATTATTAACAAATGATGCAACACAAAACCAAAAAATTACATATCGATACAATACTTTTTTAAACAAAGGAAAGGAACTTAAAAATATAATAGGTCTTATTAAGAATACAATTGATTCATTAGAATTATCAATAAGCACTATAATAGATAATTATTTTATTTCTAAACATGGACAAATTTGGTTAAATGTAGTTAAGAGAGATTTTCAATTTGGTAATGATAACAAATATACAAATTTTAAACAAAAAATATTTAAGGATTTTAAAAATAGTGTAAATTATCAATTAGAAGGTAAAGATTTTGATATTACATCACCTACATATGGCAAAGCACCTATTCAAAAATTAGATATTGATGAATATTTTGACAAACCACAAATAGATACTATCCTATTAAATAGATTAAGTGAGGCAATTGAATTTAGTTCTAAATTTATTTCACAAATTAAAATACCACAAAGTGTTACAAACGAATCAAATAAAAAAGAAGGTTCATTGGTATTACAATCATTATTGGAAACTAATTATAAAGCTAAGAGTAATCTTACACAAACAAATAAGATAACAATCAATAAACCAAAACCGTCAGTTGCAACTCCGGCACCAATAGTAACACCTCCAATTAGTGCACCTAATCCGGTTGTTCCTTTACCAGAACCTACTCCATCACGTGGAGGAGGAAGTGGGGGTGGTAGATCGATTGGTAATCCTGAAGATGGTGGGTTTGGTGGACCGGGTATGAGAGATCCTGAAATGGGTAGAGAACAAATAGAATATAGATAATATAAACAAATATAATTATATAATAGATGATAGCAGTAGAAGAAATATTAAGCGATAGTGGTTTAGGTGGCATTGGAACTAGCGCCGGTGGTGGAACTGGCGGTGGAACTGGTACTCCTCCACCTTCATCTGGTGAAAATTTAAAAGTTATATTTAGAAACAAATCTAAATTTAAAGATAAATTAACATTTCCATTTGCAGGCCAAACTTATTATGAAAATTCAGTAGTTTCATTAAATTCTAATAATTTAAATGATAGTGTAACAATATTGCCAAATATCGAAACTAATTTTAAATTAAAAAATTATATTGTTTTAACAAAGTCAACCACCATTAAAGAAGTAGAAGTATATGATGATGTTGTTAATGATAGAGGTTCTGGAACTCCAAAAAATTATATTGAAAAAGTAAGAGTTAGTAGTATTAGAGTTGATGTATATGATTTAAACAATGCTCTAATAGGTACACAAGAATATGAATTACCAACTACAATTGAATTAGATTTTGATTTAGAACAAAAGCAAAATGATCCGATTGAACCAAAGGCTAAAAATCAAAACATAACATTAATTACAAATTATCTAAATACAAAATTAGATAATGAGTTAAGTGTAAAATTATTATCAGCAGATATACCAAGTGGTGTAATCCTAAAAAGTGGACAGGGGGTTGATATTTTGGCTGTTCCTGAAACTGATTACGGATTTACCATTGAGGTTCAGGGATTATCTACCTTTAAACTAAAAAATATTCGTTGGCAGTATGCAAATAAGTTTAACGAAAATAGTTTATTTAATGTAGAGGAATTTAAGATTATTTCAACTGATACTAAGGTAAATATTTCTAAGGATATATTTAACGATAATATTATATTATTAATAGAAGTTGAACCAAATGATGTAAATTATCCTAAATTAACTTTAACGGATAAAACTATAAATGTTGGTGTAGAAGAAACTATTTTAGGATCTAAAACTAGTACTAAATCAATTAGTATACCTGCAGGAATTACAAATACTGATTTTGTAAAGGTTATAACTCCATATACATCATTTAATTTACCAATTAATGCAACCACATTAGTTAATAAAGATATAGTATTAGACCTAAAAAAAGATTTTCAAAATAATGTAGGTTCATTTAAAGTAGTTTTAGTTCCATATAGTGAATTTTTCGGTGATGGACAAGTACAATCTATACAGGTAAACATTTCTCAATTAACGGATATTCCAATAATTGATACAATAGAATATCCTACTAGTGTTTTAATTCCAACATATACATTTGGTGATGTTAATTTTACGATATCATTTGAATCAGTAGTTGCAACATCCGTATTAGTATATCATTCAAAAGAGGATGATAATACACAACTTGGTAAGTTAAAAGGTAAAGATTCAATTTCTTTAAATTATAATACGATTAAGAAATTTAAAGTAGGTGATTCAATTGATTTACTTTTAGTACCATATAACAAAACAATAAAGGGAGAACCGGAAAGAATTTCAATTAAATTTGATGATTCTAATTTCTACGTTTCTACTCAAAATTTAAAAGATGAGTTGTTATTAGCAATATCATCTCAACTTAAAATTGAATTAAATAATAATACTTATTTAAATCATATTGCAACGTTTGATATAGATGACAAGCAAATTGTAGTATCTAATTGGGATGTTGATAATACTACATTTACTAAGTTTAAAACGGATGAGTTAGGTAACCAAATACCTGATGGTAATATAAATAAAAGTGTAGTAGTTAAGTTATATGAACCTTTACCGGCAAATATAAACAAAAACGATACACTATGGGTTTCAGAAATTAGTGCATTACCTATTTTACAATCGGTAATTCTAACAGGTACTCCTACTGATATTTGTGTTCCACTTCGTTCTCCTAATTTTAATGCAGATGTTGATTTTGTAAAGATGCAATCAACTGGAATGGGGAGTTATGATGATTTAATATTAAGTGGTTCAGCAACATCACAACAATTAGTTGAAAAATATTTAGCAGATAATTTTATTGATATTAAAGGAGTTAATATTGATTATTCTGATTTTTCTAATTTCGTAAAATATAGTAGTGCAATTGAAAGATTAGCAAATTTTAGATATAAAAAAGAATTAGTTGAGTTTTATGATAATAGAATAAATTTATTAACTAGTTTAACTGCTAGTGCAACAAAGGAAATTGAGTTAGATACAACAAAGATTAAAAAATCTAATCTAATAACAGGTTTTGATGGTTTTGAAAATTATTTAACACAAAGTGTATTTACATCATCATTTGTAACTCAATTTGATGAAAGAGGTAATATTTCAGTTCCTAATACATCTTCTATAAATTTATATGAAACCTACTACGATTTAGCAGATTCATATGATAAAAACAGTAACAATCTATTAAAAAACAACATACCATTACATATTGTAGAAGATAGTGAGAATTTAGATTTCTTATTATTTTTAGATATGATTGGTAATTATTTTGATATTATTTGGGCATATATTAAAGGAATTACGGAACAAAAAAATATATCAGAAGCAGCGTCAACAGGTATAAGTGATGACCTTTTATATGATTATTTAAAATCATTTGGATGGAATCCTAAAAACTTAAATTCAAATAAACAACTTTGGGATTATACATTTGGATTAAATGGTGATGGTGGATTAAATGAAGATCCTATTGAACAATACTTAGGTGGTAATACTGAAAGAATTACACCTGAACAAGCTACTAAGCAGATTTGGAGACGTATAGCAAATAACTTACCTTATTTATTAAAACATAAAGGAAGTGCTAGAGGTATTACTGCATTATTGACTTGTTATGGTATTCCTGCATCTAACTTATCTATTATGGAATTTGGTGGACCGAACATAGACACGGTTGAAGATGCACCTAAATTTGTATATAATAGTTTAACACATAATTTAGTATTTGATAATGTATCGGCTTCGTTAGATATACCATTCTTAGGAACACCTAAACCACAGGCTATTGAATTAAGATTAAAGCCTGAAAACTTTGAGAACTATACATTAGTAAGTGGTAGTGGATTTAGACTGGGTATTAGTGCAGATACATCTACTGCAACATTAGATAAATACGGATTTTTTACAATCAATGGAACTCAGGTAGGAACATCTTATCCGTTTTATGATGGCAATTATCATAGTGTATTATTTCAACAAAGTGGTTCTAATACTGCTAAATTATATGCAGCAACTAACTATAAAGATGATATAATACATAGTGGAGAGTGGACAGGTACAATTGTTAGTTCCAATTGGGAATCTGCAACTAAGTTTGAAATAACTAACTTTATCGGTAATATTGAAGAAGTTAGAGTTTGGAAAACTGCATTAAGTGAAAGTGTGTTTAATACACATGTTATTATGCCAGAAGCAGTAAATGGTAATGATGTTTACGCATCTACTACCGATTTATTATTAAGATTAGATTTTGAAAGGCCACAAAATGTAAACATTAATACTACAATTAATAACGTAGCACCATCAATAGAATATGTAAATGCGGTTAGTGCAAGTGGGTTTGTGGTTGATTCAACATATCCATATAATTACGAAACATACGAAAGAGAATTATCTTTAACAATTCCAAATAGTGGTGCAAGTAGGTATTATACAAATAAAGTAAGATTTGAGTCGCAAGAATTAGTAGCAAATTTATCACCAACTAAAAGAGCAACTAAAAAGGCATTTGAAACATCGGCAACGGATTCAAATAGAGTTGGTTTATTTTTCTCTCCTAATAAAGATTTAGATTTAGATATAGCAAAATCATTGGGTGGACAAAGTTTTGATGATTTCTTAGGTGATCCAATGTATGAATATGGATATACAAATTATCCTCAATTAGATTCATTAAGAAATTACTATTTTGAAAGAGTAGGTGAAAGAAATATTTATGAGTTTATTCGTTTAGTTAAATTCTATGATAAATCTTTATTTGTTAATCTTAGAGAAATGTTGCCGGCAAGAGCCGTAGTAACTACTGGTTTACTAATCGCTCCTCATATACTAGAAAGAAGTAAACATAAAATAAACAAACCAATTGCAGAATCGGAAACATTAGAAGGAGTTATTACTGAATCACAAATTACTGAGTTGGATGCTACATTTGATTCATATGATTCTACATTAATTGTAAATGAAACTGAGCAAATTATTGGAGATGTTTTAAGTATTGAAGTTGAATTAAATCAAGCAGATGAATATAATTTAGAAGGTGATGTTAATTCATTTGAATCTACAATTGGGTTTAACGCAGATGAAATTTCAGCTGGTGAGTATTTAACATACGATGGTATTATAGATGCTAACTTAAAAGAACCAACAATAACATCCGAATTAGATTTACTTCGTTCAGGACAAGTAGTTGGTATAGATAATTTTGAAAACTATGGATATGGGACTTATTTTTCTAATGGATATGGTAAATACATATATGAAGAAAATGGTAGTTTTAAATCAAAGGGTATAAGAGCATTTATAGTTACAAAAAAACGTAGTATTATTTCAACTGATTTTGATGAAAGGGGATATGAGTTTACATATGTAACATCATCTTACGATAAAGAATTAATTGTTCAAGATTTGCATCAAAGTGCAAGTGTAATCGGTGGAGATATTATTTCAGCCGTTACAGCAAGTGGTTATTTACGAACACATTATTCAGTTACAGGTGATAAACATTTAGGTTTACAAAATTCTTTTTACAAAGGTTCAAAACAAAATAGTTCTACTACGGTTGATGGAAAATCACCGGTTGAAACATTTGTAAGTAATCCTACTACATTAAGAATCTCACCACAAGGTAGAAGTAATAGTGAACCAATATTAGAAGTTGAATAAAAATAATGTAAAGAAAAAATATTTTATATATTTATAAAAGAATAATAAACAAACTATGGCATACTTAGATAACACAACAATTACAGTAGATGCAATTCTTACCAAAAAAGGTAGAGAAAAATTAGCAGCAGGTCAACCATTAAATATTACACAATTTGCATTGGGTGATGATGAGATTGATTACAACTTATATGATACAGCCCATCCAAAGGGTTCTGCATTTTATGATAAGGCAATTATTGCAACTCCTATTTTAGAAGCTTCTCCTGATGAAACTCAGGCGTTGAAATACAAATTAGTAACATTACCAAAAGGTACAACAAAATTACCGGTAGTTTCTATCAATGTATCAGCTATTTCAGCTAAAACAACTGGTGGAACTTTCCCTATTAACCCTTCTACATCTCCAGCAGGAAATAGAAATGGTGGATATACCGCAGTATTAGGTAATAAAAATGCAGGTACTATCGTTGGTGAAGGTTTAGCAAATATAACTACAACATCAACTACATTTACAAATAGTGTTACAGCAACTGCAGAAGTAGTAAAAGGAGTAACATTCTCATTTATTCCTAATAGTTCATTAACTTCAACATTAACAACAACATTGACTATATTTGGTAATGAAACTGGTGGTAGTATTACTATACCTGTAACAGTTACATATGTAGCATCATAAAATAATAATAAACGAATATGGCAACATTAGGTTCAAACACAGGAACACAGCTTACTAACGACTTAGCAAATTATCTTAATTTACAAAGACAAAATGCTAATGGAGTTTTAGATACAACACAAATAGCATCTATTATTAACAACTACCTTACAACGGGTGAAAAGTTAGTAATGGAAACTGGTGTTACTACAAATTCTGTGTATAAAACATTTAACACAACTGATATTGTACCGGCTAAAAACGAAATCGTAACAACTGGTTTATGGAGTAATGGTAGTGGTAGTATTGGTGGAACAGGTGTAGAGTTAGTAACTGGCTCAGATGCATCAGCAGCTGGTCAGAGTGGTTCTGCAACTGATGAGTATTACTACAATGTATACATCACAGGTTCTACCATTTCTGAATTTGCAGTAGCTTACGGTCATATTAGTGGTGCAGGTGCACAAACTTTAGATTTAGATGATAATGGAACATTGCCTACAAAAGCAACATACTTCCAATATAGATCACTATTAACAGATACAGATGAACCAAAATTCCGTTTTTATAGTGGTGATACACCTGATGGATATTCATCTGATGACTTTTATGCAATCAATGTTAGTAGAGCAAATTATAGAGAAAGAATTGATCCAGGTAACTGGGAGTTAGTATTGAGTGGTTCATTGGGTTCTATTAGATTAATAGATAATAGTGGTGAAAAATTCAATTTAACTAATGCTGGTACTAATGAATATAATATCGTAAGTGGTACATTGAATTTAGGTACAAATGATCCAGCTATTATTTCAACATACACATCATCTAATGGACAAGGTTTTGGTAAATTCTATCCTGATTATGGTATCTTTATACTAAACCCTTCAGCATTAAGTGCTAGTATTGGTAGTGAATTATCAGGTTCTACTACTACAACTTCTTATGAGTTTAAACATCAAAACATATTTAACGCAATTAAGGCAGGTAAAGATTTCCAAGCTCGTAGAATTGAAAATGTATCAACAGCACACTACTTTGTAAGAGTTAACAATAGAGAGTTTAACTTCTCAAATAATCCTACTTATGTAGATGCAACTGGTTCAATCACAGAACCTACATTCCAAGCAGACCCTATGACATTTATTACTACGGTTGGTTTGTACAATGATGCAAATGAGATGGTAGCAGTAGCTAAAACGTCTAGACCTATTGCTAAATCATTTAGTAAAGAATTATTATTAAAAGTTAAATTAGATTTCTAATTGTAACAAATAGATATAAAACAAACCCAATCCTAAAAAGGTTGGGTTTTTGTTTAATAAGATATTTATATTAAGATATGTTAAAACAAATCCCAAAATCAGATATTAATTTAAGACCTTTTAAGGTATATAAAACATTCCCACTTAGTCCGGATGCATTGGTATCTAGTGTAGCTATTAATCATAATAGTAGTAGTTCAAATCTTACTGATATTGAATTATCTGAGAATGGATTATATCATCAATTAAAAACGATGTATTATAATGGAGATAACGCATTAAATCCATTTTTATCTTATGGTGATTTTAAACCAATATACACTACAAATGATAACTCAAAACAAAGATTATTAAATGATAGGACATTAGTAGTAAAAATACCACAGGTAAAATATGGGGAAGGTATAAAGAAAAAATCATTAGAATTATTTTTAGAAAGTACGAATGAAACAATTGCAGATGATGGATTTGGTAATTTAAAATCAAATGGAAATTCTTATGAATTATTAGAATTTAATGTAGAAGAGGAAAAAATTATATTTTTAGATGTAAACGGAACTTCTTTTACATTAAATTTATGGGCTATTGAATCCGAATATAGTATTGATATGAATACTGGGGTTTTTTATTTTGAGAATGAAGGAAATTTACCGTTTACCAATTTGATAGTTGATGTTGAAAATAGAATACTTACATTTAATGGATTAATTACATCATTAGATAATTTAATTATACCAAATGTAGGAAATGTTTTTTATTCACACGGTATAATAACATTAACTAAAGAAACAGAAATAGGTGGGTTAAGAGAAAATGCATTTAGTGGGAGTAATTTTGATGGTTTTTATAAATCTACAATTACTATTTATGAAAATGAATTTTTATTAGTAGTAGGGGAAGATGAATTTAATGCTTCTACAAACCCGTCATCTTATACAGAAACCAATATAGAAACGGGTTCAATAAATACTACATTTGAAGGTGTGAGAAAGTGGAGAAATAGTGATAAATACCAAAAATCGGAGTTTGGTGTATACGAATATAGTTCATCGATAGATCCAACTGGTTCTTATTTAGCACCGTATATTACCACTATTGGTTTATATGATAATAATATGGATATGGTGGCAGTTGCTAAACTTGCAACACCTGTAAAATCAATGCCAGACCTTCCTGTAAATTTTTTAGTACGAATTGATACTTAACATATATTTATATTAAATAAAAGGATTTTAATATGGCAATCAACGGCGTAACAAACAAAGCTAGTATCTTAGATACATACAATAGTAATAAAGATTTTGGAGGTGCAAATAGTGCACAATCACCTGGATTTAATAGTGCAACTAAAGCAGGTGATACATACAATGGTAAAACACAATCTCCCATAACTACGGATTTTGTAAAAGGATCATGGCCGGAACAAGGTAATATAAAAGCTGGGGTAAATGCAGCAAAAGGATTTACTGCTAATGTAAAGAAAAATGCTCTTAAAAATAGTGAATTTACAATGGTAAAAGATGAAACAACTGTGGCAGATTTTGATCCATTGAATATGAATAATGATTATTTTGTTACTGGTCCTTCTGGAAAAACAAAAGTTACTGGATATAATCCAACTAAAAGATTTAATAAAGGGGCTCTTACAAATCCAGCTGGATAATGGCAAGAAAAAAAGTTACAAAAACAGGTTGGGTAGCAAAGAAGAATGGTTATAAAAGTGGATTAGAAGATACGGTTTCCCAACAAATCGAATCAATGGGTATTAAGGTAGAATACGAAACTGAAAAGGTTAATTATATTATACCTTCATCACCTCACACATATAGTCCTGATTTTAAATTACCTAATAATATTAGAGTAGAAACAAAAGGTAGATTTGTATTAGCTGATAGAAAGAAACATTTATTAGTTAAAGAACAGAATCCTACATTAGATATTCGTTTCGTATTTACCAATTCAAAGAACAAAATCAATAAGAAATCCAAAACTACTTACGCCGATTGGTGTGATAAACATGGATTTAAGTATGCCGATAAGGTGATACCAGACGAATGGTTCTCCGAATAATTTGGTAATTTCAACTATTTTCCGTATATTTGATATATGGAGATAATACAACTATTTGATAAGTACATCGGACCTAGCAAAGCTCTAAAGAAAAATGAGCATGCATATCATTGTCCTTTCTGTCATCATCACAAACCAAAGCTACAAATAAACGATAAGACTTATAAGTTCCATTGTTGGACTTGTAATGCCGGTGGTAATCTTATGTATTTAGGAAAGAGAATTGGAATTAGTGAGGTAGACCTAACGGATTTATATAGTAAATGTGGTATTAGTGATGAAGTTAGAAAAAAATTAACAGAGGATTGGAGTGGTTCTATTAAAGAATTATTAGATCAGATTAATAAAGAAATAGATGAAGATGAAGTAGAAAATACATCTCAATTATTTTTACCTGAAGAATTTAAATCTGCATTAGAATTAAGAATTGATAAGAAAAATCCAATTGAAGGACATGCTATAAAATATCTTAAAGATAGAGGTATAACAAAAAAACATATTATTAGATATAATATTGGATTTTGTCAAAAAGGGTTATATGCTGGTAGAGTTATTATTCCTTCATATGATAGTAAAAATCAATTGAATTATTTCATAGCAAGAAGTATTTTTCCTGATGAGAAACAAAAATATAAAAATCCACCTGTATCTAAGGATGTTATAGTTTTTGGTAATCAAATTGATTGGAAACAACCTATTATTTTATGTGAGGGTGTATTTGATGCAATTGCTCTGAAAAGAAATGCTATTCCATTATTAGGTAAATTCGTTCAAAAAACACTAATGGGAACATTAAAAAACACTAATCCAGAGGTGTATATTTGTTTAGATAACGATGCACAGGAGGACTCTTTAGTATTATATGATAAAATTAAATCATATGTAAAGTCGGTGAAAACCATTAAGTTAGAAAATGGTAAGGATGCGGGTGAAAATAACTTCCAAAATATTTTGAAATATCAGAAAAATTCCGTAACTTTAAGTTGGGAAACAGTATTAAGAGAAAGACTATTGACAATTAATAGTAGTTCAATATTAAAATAGAATTTATCAAATAAAATATAAATGAATAAATTAAAAAGAATTTATCATATTGCAGACATTCACATTAGAAATCTAAAAAGACATACTGAATATAGAGAAGTATTTAATAGATTATTTAATGATATAAAAGTAAGGGGAACTGAAGATTCCCTTATTTATTTAGCGGGAGATTTGGCTCACGCAAAATTAGAAATGTCACCGGAGCTTCTTAATGAAATTAATTATTTTCTTAAGAAGTGTTGTGAATTATGTCCTACTATATTAATAGCTGGAAACCATGATTGTAATTTAAACAATCAAGGTAGATTGGATGTTTTATCACCAATTGTAGAAGCATTAAATTTACCTAATTTAACTTATTTAAGAGATACACAAAGTTATACCTATGGGGGTGTAAGATTTGATTTATTTTCTATTTTTGATGATAAAGAAAATTGGAAGTTTGAACCTATTACATCAGATACCAAAAATATTGCATTATTTCATGGACCTATTTTAGATGCAACTACTGATGTAGGATTTCACATTTCATCTCGTCATTTTACAACAGAGATGTTTGATGGTTATGATTTAGCCTTATTAGGTGATATTCATAAAAGACAGGAAATGATTTCTCCGAAAGGATGTAGAGTAGTTTATCCTGGTTCTTTGATACAACAGAATCATGGTGAGGCATTGGTTAAACATGGTTATGCTATTTGGGATATGGATAATCTTTCAGTTGAATATGTGGATGTTCCAAATGATTATGGTTATTATACTTTACATGTTGAAAATGGTGAAGTACCTGATGTAACCGATATGCCACTAAAACCTAGATTAAGAGTATTGGTATCTAAGACAGATGCATCGGACATGAAAAGGGTTACAACCGAAATTAAAAAGAAATATAAAGTAGATGAATTTACTATTACTCGTACCGATACATTAAGTAGATTAAGAACAGGTAATAGAGATGGTAAACTAAATGTAGGTAATGTAAACGATGCTCAATACCAAGCCGGTCTTATTAAAGATTACTTAGGTAGAAATTATATGTTGGATGATGAAACATTGGGTAAGATTGAGGATTTGAATAATAAACTAAACAAACGATTAAACGATGATGATTTAGTTAAGAACATAGCTTGGAAACCAATTAAGTTTGAATTTGATAATATGTTCTCTTATGGTGAGAATAATATTGTTAACTTTGAAAATATGAAAGGGTTAATGGGTGTGTTCGCTCCAAACGCTAGTGGTAAATCATCTCTATTTGATGCATTATCTTTTTGTATATTTGATAAAAGTAGTAGAGCATTTAAAGCAGCTAATATTCTAAACAATCGTAAAACATCATTTAGTTGTAAGTTAGAATTTGATATTAATGATGAGAGATTTTTCATTGAAAGAACGGCAAAAACTACAAAGAAAGGTGATGCGGTTAAATGTGATGTAAACTTTTGGAAAATAGAAGGTGGTGATATCGTAAACTTAAATGGTGATGAACGTAGAGGAACGGATAAAGTAATTGAATCTTATTTAGGAAAGTATGAAGATTTTGTATTAACTGCATTATCTTTACAAGGAAACAATTCTTTATTCATTGATAAATCACAATCAGAAAGAAAGGATTTATTAGCTCAGTTTATGGGTATTAATGTATTTGATAAGTTATATGATTTAGCGAGTGAAGATATTAAAGAAGTTCAGGTCTTATTAAGAAATTTTAAGAGAACTGATTTTACATCTGAATTAGCAACGGCGGAAAATAAATTAGAAACCTTAAAGGATGAATATGAAGAATTTGAAATTGAAAAAGAAGGATACGAAGATAGACAAGATGATTTGAATGAAGAAATAACTAACCTATCGGCTCAATTAGTTCCTATTGATGGTAACTTAGATATTACCCAATTAGAAAGTAAACAATCAACTTTACAATCTCAAATCACAGGCTCAGATGCAACTATACAAACCAAATCCGTAAGTATTGGTAAGATTGTAGATGTAATGGCCGAATTGACAATTGCAATTGATAGTAAAAAACAATTCAATGGTCTTGATATAGAAGTTGTATATTCGAACTATCAACAACAACAAAAAGATTTAATTGATGCTACAAAAGTTTATGATATTGCAAAATTACATCTAAGTTCCGCAGAAGAAACAATCCAACATTTGGATAATCATGAATATGACCCTAATTGTAAGTTTTGTTGTGATAATACTTTTGTAAAAGATGCAATGAGAGTAAAAGAATTGTTACCTCAGTTAAAAGAAGCACTTAAACAGGCAACAATTAATGCAACTGGTATTCAACAAACTTTAGATTCTTGGGAAGGTATTGAAGAACAATATTCACAATTTGAGGATTACAAAGCTAAATTAGAAAAAGGTAAAGCACTTCATAAAACCACATATTTAGAATTGAGTGGATTGATTACTCAAAAAGAATTGTATGAAGCACAATTAACGGCGGTAGAACTGGATATAGAAAAATACCACGCTAACGAAACTACTATTCAAAATAATGATTCTTTAGAGGAACAAATTGATATTAAGAAATTAGAGTTGGTGGGTGTTAATAAAGACCTAAGAGAGATAGCTGCTAAATTATTAGATATGAATGGACAAATAGTTCAAACACAATCTTATATTACATCAGTTACCGATAAGATGCGTGAAGCAAAAGATTTAGAAGAAAAGTTCCAAATCTACGAATACTACTTAGATGCAGTTAAGAGAGATGGTGTATCGTATGAATTAATTGCAAAGGCTCTACCGGTGATAGAAGGTGAGGTTAACAACATCTTACAACAAATTGTAGAGTTTGGTATCGTTTTTGATATGAGTGGTAAGAATGTGAACGCTAGGATTGTTTATGAGGATCAGAGCTGGCCTTTGGAGATGTGTAGTGGTATGGAGAAGTTTGTAAGTGGATTGGCTATTAGAGTAGCACTTATTAATGTATGTAACTTACCTCGTCCAAACTTCTTAGTAATTGATGAAGGATTTGGTACATTAGATAGTGATAACTTACAATCTATCTTTATGATGTTTGATTATTTGAAAACACAATTTGATTTCATTAATATTATTTCTCACTTGGATGCAATGAGAGATGTGGTAGATACATTAGTTGAAATTAAAAAGGTTGATGGCTTCTCACAAATACAATATAAATAATATTTATTAGTATGAATGCAGAAATAAATAATCAATTATTAACTGATGGATATTATACAACTAAATTAAATACTGAAGTAGCTGAAAAAGTAAAAGAAATTTTTAGCAAAATAAAAGATATAGAATTTAGAGATGCTATCCATACTAATTGTGGTGAATTAGGATATACAAATAATACCGATTTTGAAAAATTAGAAGAACTTAAAAAAGAATACGCACCATTAAAAAAATGGCAATTTTGGTATGTAGAAAATAATTTAAATAAATACCTTTCAACATATGAAATTGAATATATTAAAGAAAATGTTTTTAGGGATTTGATTAAACAATGTTATGATGATAGTTTATACAACTCAGAAATGTTCAATTTATCATACACAATGTATAATAAAGAATGCTATATTAATCCACATAGTGATGGATTAAGTACTTACAAAGTATGTAATATATTACTATATTTAAATGAAGATTATGAGGATGGATTTGGTGGAGAATTAATTGTAAATGATAATGTGATAATAAAGCCAGAATTTGGTACAATTGCAGTATTGGATTTTACAAAAGTAAATCCTAAACATGAAGTAACCGAAGTAGTTCATGATACATTTAAGAGATTTGCAATATTAGCCTCATTTATTTTTAATAATAAATAAAAAGAATATTTATAAAAAACAATATTCTAAATGTCAGTTGATATAAAAGTTGCACAGGATGATAAATTACAATTAGTACAAACATACTTTACAGATAATTCACCATCATCCGATTTTTTTAACATTACAGAATTACCAGATACCTTATCAGGTGGTAAAAACGCATTCCTAATAGCAGGAAGTGACAAACTATTTCCTCAATCTGAAGTTAAAGTACAAGTAAGAGATGCAGCAGGAAATGTTTGTTATGTAGAATATGCGGATGGTAAACCTGAATATTATGAAGGTATTTCAAAAGTAGTAGCGGTTTATGTATATCCAAATGAAACCGCATTTGGACCTGCAACTATTACAATTTTAGGACAAGCAATTGATGTACCTGATGAATGGAAATTTAGGTTTAATGTTAAATGGCAAACAACAATTAATATTAATCCATCCTTACCAAATACAACAAGAGTAAGATTTTATAAAAGACCAAAAGTAGATATTGTAGAAACATTACAACCTATTTATAGAATAGAGAATGGTTCAAAGGTAGCATCTAGTATTACCGCTTCATTTGCAAATATTAAAATATCACAATTAGAAACATTTGCGGGTGATGTAAAAAGAGTAAAAGTATTTCGAACATCAGAAGGTGATATATCCGATTTTGATTTAATACAAGATATATTAATTGAATCAAAAGAATTATTAACTACATTTGATATTAGTAGTAGTGTAAAAGGAAACGCGGGTATTTTTACAAATGAAACCATAAAACTTTGGAATACAGGTTCACTAACAGCATCACTTACAAATGATAGATTAGATAATGGTTTAAGATTAAAAGGTAGTGGTATTTTCAGATATAATTCACCACTAAACTTTGTAACTAAGAGTACATATGAATTTAATTTAGATGCATTTTATTCATCATCTACTAATAGTAATTTGGGTGTGTATATTAGTGGTTCAAATAATGGTATTCAATTGGTAGGAACATTAGAAGGAACAATACCTGTTAAAAATTTAGAAGATAGTTATTTTACATTTGATGTAGATAAGAATGAACCAACGGCAAGTTTATACCTATCACAATCTCAAAATGAATGGCACATTGCAAATGTAAGTTTAAAATTATCTGAAGATAGTGCATTTTCACCAAACCAAATAAATTTTATAAGTACAATGCCAACGGTGATTGGTAATGAAACTTATAATTTTAAATTTGAGTTTTATGATGTAAATAATAATTTCGTTCCCGTAGCAGTAACTCAAAGTGCATTATTTACGGGTGGTAATAATAATGTAGGAGGAACATTAATTTTAATTAGTGGTTCTATTTCAGCATCTGAAGCAGGATTATTAGCATTATCACAAAGTGTTAGTGGAACAATTGGTGTAGTAACTGGGAGTGTTAATACGGTTAGTGCTAGCGTATCATCTGTAAGTGCTTCTTTAAGTTCATCTATTAGTTCAAGTAAAGGAGCAGCAATATCATCATCGTTTGGTAATATACAAACATTAGCAAACGGTAATTTTAGTGGTTCATTTATAAGTGATACTACTATATTTGCACCGGTAATTGGTGGTAATAATGGTTATATCAGTTCGTTATTTAAAGTAGGTACAGCACCTTCAATTTATTTAGATGCAAGACAAAATCCAAGAAAAATATTCATAGGTGGTGTAACTGATTCTGGTTCATATAATAATTCCAATACATCAGTTTATATGGATAGTAGTGGTAAATTTTCATTAAAAGATAAATTATTATGGGACGGTGATAATTTAACTATAAACGGAACTATTAATGTATTAGGTGGTTCGGCCGCAACTGATGCAAATGCTTTATTATATGCAAGTAGAGCAGTAACGTCGGGTTCAGTTTCAGCAGCCGCAGCACAAACTGCCGCAGAACTATTTGCAACAAGTGCAGCTGGACGAGCCGTTACATCTGGTTCAGCTGCAGCATCAGCTGCACAAACGGCTGCTATTGCACAGGCCAAATCAGATGCAAGTGCTTCTATAAATTTATTAGCAAATGGTGACTGGACTGCAGGAAATGGTACATTTATTACATCACGTTCGATTTCGTCTCCTGTTTTAGCTGGTAATGCGGGGTATATAAGTGAAATTCTTAAAGTAGGACAAAATGGAATCACTTTGGATGGTGGTAGCAAAAAAATATTTGTTGGAACGGGTACATATAATAATGCAAACACACCATTCTATTTTGCATCAGGTTCTTCAAATGTATTTTCATTAGGAGACAAACTAAGATTTGATGGAGCAAATCTAACTATTTCAGGTACTGTTAACGCATCTGCCGGCTCGTTTACCGGTACGATAAGTGGTGCAACAATAACCGGTGGTACTATTAATATTGGGCCAAATAAATTTCAAGTAGATAGTAGTGGTAATGTTAGTATATCCGGTAATACTACCATAGGTGGAACTTTAAATTACTCTGGTCAAAATAATATCATAGGATATCACTATATAAATGGTGGTACATGTACATCACCATCATTTTTTTTAGAACCTGGTGCGGATTTTAGATTTATTGACCAAAAAAATAGTAGTTTACTTGGTGCTATAAGAGGATATACTATTGTAACAAATTGTGGAGTACCTGGATTAGAAACAACAAGTAGGACAATCGTAAGTATAGCAGAAAATGGGTTTTCGTGGGGTAAAATAAATGGAGATACATGGGCAACATTAGATGGAACGGAATTGCGTGTTCTTGGTGATGTAGTTGCAAATACGTCCGATAAAAGATTAAAAACAAACATAATTAACATAGATTCACCTTTGGAAAAATTATCTAAAATAAATGGTGTATACTTTAATTGGAACGAAACAGCTAAAGAACTAAATCAAAAAAATACAAATAAAAGAGAAGTTGGATTTATTGCACAAGAAGTTCAAGAGGTTATGCCTGAAATCGTTTCACTTGCACCATTTGATACAATAAATCATACCAACCAAAGTAAATCGGGTGAAAATTATCTAACAATTCAATATGAAAAAATAGTTCCATTATTAGTGGAATCTATTAAAGAATTAAAAAAAGAAATCGAAGAATTAAAAAAGAATAAATAATATGTATACAAATTTAATAGAAAACTTTCTAACAATAGAGGAGTGTAATTTTATAATAAATCAATATAAATTTAATTCACAACCAGTATTTAACTCAATAAATGTTATAGAAAGAAGGTGTACGTTTGTAGAATCAATACAATTTGATATTGAAAATAAAATAATTAATAAATTAAATGAATTAGATATATTTGATAAACAATATACTAATATACAATATTTTGTATTTAATTCTTATGATATTGACAATGAATTAGAATTACATCCAGATAGTAGTGAAGTTGCAAGAGGTGGAACTATTACTATTATTATTCAATTAAATGAAGAGTATGATGGTGGTGATTTTTACTATTTACTAAATGATGTAGAAATTATGTTACCCAAAAAACAGGGAAGTATATTTATTTTTGATTCAAATATTTTACATGGAGTTAAAAAATTAACCGATGGAAAAAGATATTCATTAAATTGTTGGCCTAAATAAAATAATATATGGCGTTACAAAGTACCGGACCTATATCGATGTCACAAATTAAAGCTGAATTGGGTTCTACATCTAATATATTAAGAGTATATTCCGAAGCTGCTGGAAAAACTGCACCACATGGTATGAAAGAATTTTTAGGATATAGTAAACCCGGCCCTCCTCCTCCTCCACCACCACCTCCACCACCACCACCTCCACCGGCTCCGACATATTATTCATTTGCATCCATTCGTAGTACGGTAAGTGCACAGGATGCATGTGATTCATTAGGCCCTATTACCTTTGTTTATAGTACCTGTCAAACTTTGTCCACAAATTGTGTATTATATACATATTTTGATGCCGAGCCTGAAAGATTAAGAACCGTTCTAACTGGTTGGTATGCAATAGGGGACAATTGGTATTATGTATCAGGAAATGCCGGAATTATTAGTAGTACAGGAACATGTGATGGTGGTACAGCTGGATGTGAATGTTATACGGTTTATAATGAGGGTGGACGAGACGATGGTACCATAACATTCACATATAATAGATGTTCGGATGGTAATTTGTCCTCATTGAATGTTGGACCAGGGTCTTCTAGAACAGTATGTGTGCAAAATGGTACAGATATAGACTCTGACTCTGGATTAATGACAGTAGTACCTTGTCCAGGCCCATGTACTACAAATGGTGATTGTACGGAGTGTGCATAATAAATAAATTATGATTATAAAAGAAAATTTAATTTTTAAGTACGATAATATTATATCAAGTTTAGAGTGTGATACTATTTTTAATTACTATAAAAATAATCATAGTAATGGTATAAATGATATTCATATTTTACCTTGGTTTGAAGAAAACACTTTGTATTGGAATCTTTTAAAAAATACCGAAATTAAAAATGAAATAGGTAAATGTAGAGAAATTATAACAAATTTAATAAAAAAATCGTATGGTGTAAATGTATTCCCAAATGTTACCACATTAGTAATGTGGAAGGAAGGTAAATCAATGGCAATTCATAAAGATAATGGATATGACAATGACAAACATATTTTACATATGAGAACCTTCACTGCAGTGATGTATATTAATGATGATTTTGAAGGAGGTGAAACTATAATAATGAAAGAAAACTCAAATGAAATAGAATATGAATGTACACCACAAAAAGGTTCAGTTTTAATATTTAAAAGTGATGAGAGTTGTTTACATGGGGTAAAAATGATTGAAAAAGGTGAAAGATTAACATTATCAATGTGGTTTACAATGGATAAACAATATTTAGAAAATTAAATGAGTTATGTTTGATGTATTAGTTACAACGGGAGCAGGTAATGTACCTATGGGTGGTAGTGATATTTGGGTAAACAATTTTTTAGAAAATGTATATCTTCATTTAGATTATCCAATCGTATTATTAATTGATGGTAGAAAACCAATAGGATTTAATCCTGATTCTATCCCTTGTCAATTTGCATTTTCAAAAGAACATCCATTATTAGTAGAACCTCTTTTACGAAACGCAAGAAAGATACATTTTTTACACAATAATTATTTTCGTAGAGATGAATTATGGGAATACAAGGAAAAATTTCATACAATATTTTGCCACGCTTACATTAAAGAAATTATAAACACAAATATAGATTTAGGTTTAGATAGAGTTTGGTTACCTACTACAATGGATTTACAATGGGAACAGGATGTATTAACTCAATGTAAAAAAATTGTATGGATAGGATGTAATGATGGAATGGTACAAAAAGATTTCGGAGATAAAGTAATTCAGATACCAAATTATTACGAATGGAGTGAAGGTAGAAAATACCAATGGAATACAGATAAAATAGGATTTGCAGCACGTAGTGAAACAAGAAAGTGTTTTCATTTTTTAGATTCAAAGAAAGGATATGCTTGCACGGATAAAATAGGATTTGAAAATTTAAAAGAAGGATTAAATTTAGATTTAAAAAAAATAAGATTTTACCCATATTCTTTGGAAAACCACAGAAATTTCTTTAACTTAGACTTTACACCTTTTCATGGATGTTATGTAAATGAACCATTTGGGTATTCTATATTTAACGCAATTGATTATGGAAAACTACCAATAATACACAAATATTGGATGCCAAGAATAAAATACAAATATAGAGCATCAACAAAAGAAGAATTTAATAAAATGTATGAAACAATGTGTAATGACTTTGAAAGTGAAAGAGAATATTGGTTTTATGAATTAAAAAAAGGATTAGAACCATATACTAATAAAGCAAGTTGGATTCATAGAGTTGTTCAATTATTAAATAAATGAAACAAAAAATATTAATAGCAGGTTGTTCATTTTCTACCGATAAACCGGGTGTAAAATCTTGGAGTAGTTATTTTGATGAAACTAAATTTGATATTACTAATATAGCAAAAGATGGTTCTGGTAATTTAGTTATTAGAAGAAGTGTCGAAGAAATATTAGAAAAAGAAAAATTTGATTATTGTATAATTCAATGGAGTACAATAGATAGGTGGGATTATCCATCTACATTTGGTGGAGAAATGGGTAATTCTATTCGATATTATTATAATGGTTCAAACCCTAAAGATGGTAGAAGACATTTTTACAACAATTATTATTCAAGATATGGTGCATTTGTAGATACATTAGAAAACATATTATTTTTACAATATACATTAAAAAGATATAATATACCATATACAATGTGTTCATTGGCAAATTTAGAAGAATTGGATTTAGATTTAAAAATATTTAATAAAATAGTTAGTAGTAACGGAAATTATAATGATATTAAAATTAATAATGTTTTAGATACATTAGAAAATACAGCAGAATATCCTAACAATTTAAATTTTTTATTAAAATCAATAGATTATTCTAAATTTAAGTTTTCAACACCAATTAATAAATACTTTGGCGGTGGTATGATAGAATGGATAAATACAAATAATCTTAAACTTAGTAAAGATTATAATTTTCATTTTTCATCTGAACAAAACC